TCGATGATTTTTTTCGACAATATTTTTATTTTATTGGTGAGTTAAATTTAGAATATGAAGATATTATTTTGTTATCAGATGTTGATGAGATACCTAATTTTATAGATTTCGAATTTGTTGTTGAAAATCTCAAGTATGGTCCTGTTGTTCTTCAAAATTTAGATTTTTTATCCAACCATAAATTTGTTAATAATTACAAACACTCAGGTTCCTTGGTTTTCTATCAAAATCACATATATTCTCAATCAAACCAAATAAAATTATCTCACGATGCTAAACTTAAAGGTTTATCCGTGGGTCCTTTTACTACGGTTGATAATGGTTGGCATATGTCTCATTTTTATCCTTTAGATAAGATAATAAGAAAATTTGAACTCTTAAGTCCAATTTTAGGGCATGATATAAATAAAGATGAAATAATAGATTCATTATTCAATGTTAGACAAATCAAAAAGGTTAAAATTTCCAAAAGTTTTAGAGAATATAATGGGAATTTACCAATTTTTCATTTCTTACTCAAATCTCAAGATTTCATTAGAAAAGAATCTGAAAAACACTTGGTAACGGATGAATATGGAGATAATGATGACAGTTACAAAAGTATTTCAATTATAAACCCAACTAAAGATTTTAGGGTTCATTATGAAAATGTAGTTGATGATACATCGACCATTTATAACATTCTTTTACCGTCAAAACCTTACTATACTTCGGAAAATTTTGAATTTGAATTTCTAATTAACGAAATAAAACATATTCTGAAAAAGAAATTACTTTTGGACCATGATGTCATTGAATTTAAATTGAGGGGATTTGAAACTACAATGAATTGGTTCAAAATTAAAAATGAACTTATTTTTCCACAAATAAAAAACCCCTCACTTGGAGGGGTCTGATGTTAGAATCTTTTCATTCTATCAAACATTTCAGTTATCTTGTTTTTTTGTAGGATGAAACTTTCTTTCAAATCCTCATCAACCGCACCAAATTCATCTTCACCTGTATAATCTGTTATTTCCTCCCAAGATTTATCTCTAGGGTCAAATTCATCAAAATTTACCTCAAGTTCACCCTCTTCAGAATCTCCAACCGATGGGCTGAATCTTCTTTGGTAAGGTCCTGCACTTCCAGGTCCTTCACTGTCAAAATCATATGCTGGGTCCATTTCAGAATACATTCCCTGTACACCTGAAATATCGACTTCATTTACATCATCAGCCCAAGCAGATTCCATAGGTTCAAAAGTCATTTCTTCATCGTCTACAACATCAATCTCGTTTACAGGATAAACATCACCACCATCCATAGGCCCGTCTGATACAAAATCATAAGCCGGTTCTACATCATCAACATCCATGTCATCAGCATTACCACCTTGTTCATCTAAATTCGAAACAAAGTCCTCGATACTTTTAGACGGCATCAAATGTCCCGCTTCCTTTCCTTTGAATTTATACATTTTTTCCCCGCCTTGTTTATCTTCGGATTCATCATCGTATTCAATTTCATCTTCAAATGACGGTAAAGTAAATTTATATTTTTTACCCTTAGATAATTCATGGGTTCCTAATTCATCTAATTCATCTTCTTTATAAAGATTTTTATGCATTTGTTCGAAACTTCCGTCATAGTTATCACTACCTTCGGCATAATCCACACTTGCAAATGGGTCTAAATCTTCGACATTATAAATGTCGCTTAATTTTCCTACGTTTTCATTTAAGTTATCATCTTCACAATCTAAACACTCTTGTTCTTCCATGTCTCCCTTCCATCCACATTCCATGCATTCACCTTCAGACATTATTCCACCACATTCTGAGCACTCAGCACCTTCGAACAAATTGGAATCGGGTAAATTTTCCTCTTCCATATAACCAGACCCACATTCCATACATTCACCACCTTCAGTCACCTCTGAGTTGTCAAATGCCATTTCATCAGTGTCTTCCATGCTCATTTCATCCTCAAAATCTTGTTCAAAACTTTCGTTTATTCCCATGTTGGTATAACCCTTAATGTTTCCATTATTACCCATAACGGCACCAACCTTATCTTTTGCAAAATCTTGAACATAAAGTGGTTGTTGATTAGGAATGTTCGAATTCATTGTCTGATATCCATTATAAATTTCTCTGTGTTTGGAAAGTATGTCATTTTTTTCCTCTTCAGAAATTTGTGATGTATTGAAATAACCTCTCATAACTTTTTTTCTATAAATACTTTTGAATTACCCTTTTTCAGTTTGACATTAACTATAATTAATTTTATCTTTTTTATAGACAAGTGAAGTTTATTTAATTTTTGATAGTATCTTGGTAATTTACTCATCGCCTTTGAATAACTCACTTGTCTTTTTTTTATGAATATCAACGAATATAATATCGACTCATATTGTGAAGATGCCATAATTTTGGATGGGCTTGACGATGCAATCATTGGAATTGTAGAGGATTTTCATGGTCCAAGAATTCTTTACTCAAAAGAGAAAATATTGAAAATTTTAGAGGAAAGGGACTTAATGACTCAAGATGAGGCAGAAGAATTTTACGACTATAATATTATAGGTCTTTACGCTGGAGAACAAAATCCCGTTTTTTTGATAACAATATCAAAATAATTCTTATCTTTGAAAAAATATAAATTATGCAAACTTTACTATTCAACACATCAACAAAGACAATTAAACTCTACGATGGTCCTGTGGCTCAAGGAAACATTCTTTTGGAAATGAACGATATTCCAACTGTCAAAGTAATGGAAGATTATTACGAGGTTAGACAATATGACGTAGAAGAAAAACAACTTCCAGTTTTACGTTTGGGTATTCAATCTACCAACATGATTATAAAAAAATAATACATCATGGACTCTCGTTTGAATAAAATTTATGAAAAGAATATTATCCACTCATCTTTTTTAGATAAAAATTCTATTGAAAATTGTATAAAAGAATCTTATGAATTAGGAACACAAGATGTTTTAGATTGGTTATCTAAAATGGATTACCTCACTGATAATATAGATTATATAATCCAAGAATTTAAAAATCAGAACTATGTCAAATGAAGAAATTGTAGATGAAATACTTCATGAAGCTGAAGAATTTAGAATCAGAAAAGATGTTATAGATATGATGAGTATGATTATGGAAAAAAACCCAAACATGGAACGTGTAGACGCGGTCAAAATCGCATTTGAACATATCAAACTGCACTCAGGTCTTAATTACAGAAAATGAAATGGTCTATAGAAATAACTAAATTCTGGAATTACACCACAAAAAAGTTACTAATATGAATAATTTAGACGCAAGATACCAAGGATTGCTTGAAGACATTCTTTACTGGGGTGTAGAAAAAAAAGATAGGACGGGTACTGGTACTATATCAGTATTCGGAAGACAAATCAGACACAAAATGTCAGACGGGTTTCCATTACTAACCACAAAGAAAATGGCGTGGAAAACTATGGTGACTGAGTTATTGTGGTTCTTAAGAGGAGATACTAATATCAAATTCTTAGTTGATAATGATTGTCATATTTGGGATGGTGATGCTTATAAGAACTACTTACATAAAGTTATACGTGACAAAGACATTGTAAAATACTTAAAATCATATTCAAGAGATACAGAAGGAGTCCCTACTATTGAACTGTATTCAAAAGATGAGTTTATTGAGAGAATCAAAAATGATGATGAGTTTGCTAAACAGTGGGGCGAGTTAGGACCAATTTATGGTAAGCAGTGGAGAAAGTGGCAGGGTTGGGTAGACATTCCTGATGTGCATAGATTAGCAAAAGGTTCTATTTGGTTTGACCAAATTCAGAGATTAATTTACATGATAAAAAATGAACCTGATTCTAGACGACTAATGGTTTCCTCTTGGAACGTTGCAGAACTGGACCAAATGGTATTACCTCCTTGTCATTATGGATTTCAAGTTTATACAAGAGAGTTGAGTGAAGATGAAAGAAATGAAATTAGAGATATGCAATACCTAAAGAATAACTTACATCAAGCACTAAAAGGAAGTGATACTAAAATTGATTGGGAAAATATTCCAACCAGAGCAATCTCTTTAATGTGGAATCAAAGGTCGGTAGATACATTCTTAGGTTTACCATTCAACATTGCATCATATGGACTTTTATTGACCTTGTTAGCGAAAGAAGTTAATATGATTCCCGATGAATTGATTTGTAATCTTGGAGATACTCATCTTTATTTGAATCATATTGAACAAGCGAAAGAGCAAATTAGTCGAGATTATTTTGAACTACCTCAAGTTGAGTTAAATTTCGATTTCAAATATATGGATGGGTACAAGATACTTTGGGACGAAATCAAAGTGAGTGATATTAATCTGATAAATTATCAATCTCACCCTGCAATCAAAGCTCCTCTAAGTAATTAATCTTACCCTCTGAATCCCGAAAGAGCTATATAAACACCAACAATTTTTTGGGAAAAATTATGTGCGTATCTATTAACGATACCCATATCATCAAGATTTTTATTATTTTTTTCCATGTATTTGATTACACCTTGAACAATCTTGTTTCTGGATTCATCTGCATCTTCAAGAACCTCTTGAAACTTCTCTTCATCCTCTCTACCTTCACCATAATATCTATCTATATGTTCTCTTCCAGCATAAAGCAACGGTGCAGCACCGAACATATTAATAATTCCACTATCTCTTAATTTATAAAGAAATTTTTCGAACCATCTCCAATCAAAATTTTCGAAAACATCAGGATTTTGTGTAATAAAATTCCAAGTACTATCACCTCTCTGTTCTTCAATTTGTTCTTGAGGTACTTTTTTCCACATATCAGTGGACGTTACAAGGGCTAGAGTACTTCCATTATCCCAATTCACACGAATCAGTTTTTCGTCCATCAATTCGAAAGGGTCTCTACTTACCTGTGAAACAGTCCCCTTTGTACCTGGAGGAACTGAAGTTTCACCTTCCATATGATACAAAATTATTCTATCACCAACCTCTAATTTTGGATTAAATTCACCTTTCATACTAATAAATATCTTATGTATATTTATAATTGATATGGAATTTTTTATCAACGAATCACAACTAAGAATTATTCTTCAAGAGCAAGATAGGTCTAAAATGACCGATTACATGAAGACCCTTTACTCTTTTACCTCAGATTTAGCTTCGAGAGTGATGAAGGTTTACGGGATTAATGTAAAAATGTTATTGACGTGGGGTGCATCTGTCGCCGGATTAGTAATGCCATTAGACAATTATCTTAAAAGTGGAAAGTTCAAACTCAACAACAACGAGATTTCTCTAATTTTGGTTGGCGTGGCGATGATGCTTTTTACTAACAACAAAAGAACATTAAATAAAATTTTGAGTGAGATAAGAAACTTGGGTTTAGAGTCCACTTTTGAAAAATCTTTAAGAAAGGCTACTGAATTGAAAGTTGCGTTTGCAGATTTCCTTAAAGAAGCAAAAATTACCGCCGCAGGTTTTTTAGAAATTGTTGCTTACAGTTTTTTAATTCCCATTATCACCGATATTCAAAATGTTATTAATAAAACAACCACGATTTCTGAGGCCGCAACCTTGATTGCGGAAAGATTAGTTGCTTCGGGTGTTGTTGTGGTTAGTTCACAAGTTTTGGTTTCAGTATTAAAAAAGATTATAAAGAAACTGAAATCTTAGTTTCAAAATATATTTCATAATCGTCACCACCAATTTTGAATTCAGGGTTCAACACATCATAGTATATATTTTCAAAATCAGCCCAATGATTTTCTAAAATTAAGGGTGGAATTTGATAAGGTTCAATATCGTCAATTTGTTTTTGAGACCCTTTAGGTTTTAATTTAAATTCCATTTCAAACTCTATAATGTCCTGAGAATCATAATACGCATAAAAATTTTCATTAGGGATTATATCTAAAACTTCAAACTTACCAATAGGTAAATCCAAATATTCAAAATGACTTTTTAATTGTGATAATATTTCCTTTTGGTCTTCAGGTTTGATATAAATTTCATTAGTTTCAACCCCATCCACCAAAACATTCAAGTAATAAGGAAAAGGTGTACCTAAGTATGTTGACAAATTACCAATTATTTTTGTAATATCGGTACGAAATTTTTCCACCACGAAAGATTGTTTTGGGTCAGGAAGTTTAGTATTCACCGTAATATACATTGCAGAATCATCATCAACACCTTTCACCTCAATGAAATAATATAAGAAACCATCTTTTTCGAAAACTTCTTTGGTCAAATACTTTCTTAATATAGGAATAACACTTTTCATTTTTCTAATAACCTTTTTATGAGAAATTCAACCTGATGAGGTTTCAATCTGTGTTTAGTAATGTTTCTTGAAAACCAACCTCTTATAACTGATTCTAAATCTTTATTTTCAAGTTTGGCCCTTCTACGGAATCCGGCTTTTTGTGCTTCAATTTCATGAGGTTGCAGATAATAATTTAATCTACCTCTCGGTTCTTTTGGAAAGTCATAACCTCTCTCAAATTGTTTTACATGTTCCAACTCATGTCTGACGATTTCATTTAACTCACCCACTAACTCATATAATGAAGAGGAATTCATTTCAGGATTTGTTATAATTGTTATTACAATTACATCTTCATCCCTATAATAATCTGCATCAACGTCATAATCGGGAACACCAGCATCAACAATTAAATCAAGTTCAATATTGAATGGGTTTTTTATAGTTGAAAAGTTATAGAATTCTTCTCCTTTATTTAAATCAGATGGGAGCTCGAAATTACCTTCTTTTTCTTTTTTAAAAACCACAATAATATCACGAACAATTTGTCTTGTTTCTAAATTCATTTTTTGTTCTGTAATAATCGCAGGCATTTTTTATCTATAAATACCTCTTACACCAATTGACAAACCGATACCAAAATAAAACTTTTCAGAATAATTTAAAGCAATTACAAAATCCGGTCCTTTGGACGTTTTCAATAATGTCCTCAGTGGATAAATTTTCAACCACAAGTCAGGTTTGAAACTTACACTATCTACAAAATTTTCTATCCGAGTTCCTCCCATGAAAGATACTCTATTTTTATTATCAATTAAATTCAAACCAACCCTATTAAAAAATGATAGGGGTGTTGTATAGATATAAGGTTGCGGAAAACTACTTTTGAAATACCCTCCAATATAAAACCCAACTAATCCAGGTCCGTTATAAGATGCAACCAAAGTATTTTGTTTTGGGACATAAAGTACGTCTGTATTTTGTCCGTTAGAAAATAATGAGATACTTAAAAAAAGTATGGTGAGTGTTGTTTTCATGACACAAATATACTACTTTTGTTGTTACAAAAAAAATATTGGAGGCTTGCCAGAGTGGTTGAATGGAACGGTCTTGAAAACCGTCATACGGGAAACTGTATCTGGGGTTCGAATCCCTGAGCCTCCGCAATAGTTTATGATAATTCAAAATGAACATTTCATTTCTGACGATGAAAATGAATCTCTACTAAAAGAGTTAGAATTTAGATTTTCGGAATTAGTTGTTGAACCTGAGCCTTTTTATTTTTGGGTTGACTTAAAAAATGACACTTCAATAACAAAAAACCCACTTTTTTTAAGAGTTTATAACAGATTATTACAACTTGTAAAGAAGGAAACAGGGGAATCCTTAAGAATGTCATATTTTGGATTTGCAATTCAAACAAAAGGATTTGATTATCATGCAGATTCTGTTTGGCCTGAAAATGCATCTGATAGGAATTTAGGTACCCCTCAAATTAATGAAAATACATATAAAAATTACTCAGGTCTTTGGATTCCAAATTACGTACCTGATAGAAAATTTACAACTGTTTTGTACTTGAACGATAATATAAATGGAGGTGAGACGCATTTTCCCACTCAACAATTATTAGTGAAACCACAAAAAAACAAAGTAGTCGGTTTTGAGTGTGATGAAAATCACGTACACGGTGTAATGCCTACAACTCAGGGGGTAAGAAAAGCATTCATTTCTTGGTATGAAAATTGACCGATAATTTTTTTTATTTTATATTTTTTTTAAATTTTAAAATATGTCACGATTGGACGAACTAAAAAAACAATATCCCGAACTCAACCTTAATTTTTTTGATTTGATGACCAAAATGGATACATCAAAGACATATAAGTATCTACCCTTGATATGTAAACTTTTTGTAAGAAGATTTGACGCATCAAAAATATATCCAAAGGATGAGTTACTAGACCACTATACCAGAGTACAAGGAGATTTACTAAACAAAGGTATCTCAACAAATGACATTTCTGAAAAAGAGTTATACTCATACCAGTTATTGACCGAACATTTCAATACAGATATGTTTACAACCATAAAAGATTTTATCTTCTATATGGAAAAAAATCAAATTGAAAATAAAGATGTCACTTCTTACTCATCTATAGAGGAGTTGAGGGGTGCAATCACCTTAGCCTCCATGAAGGAATTTACCAAGGAGATGGAGCAACAAGTTATCAAAGAATATGAAGATGAAACTTGGATTGCAGTAAGACCCTTAACGTTTGCCGCGTCTACAAAATATGGTTCTGGAACAAGATGGTGTACAACATATCAAAAAGAAAAGCATTATTTCGAGAGATATTGGAGACAAGGTATTTTGTGTTATTTTATCAATAAAAAAAGTGGATATAAATTTGCAGGTTACAAATCACTCAATGATAAAGAAATGAGTTTTTGGAATGCAGACGACACAAGAATTGATTTTTTGGATGTGAACATTGAGGATTATATGTTTCCAAATGTTAAAAAAATATATTCTTCTCAATATACAAACAAAAATTTATGTCCTAACGAAATACAAGAACAAGTTCATTTAGAATGTATCGAGATGTATGAAAAAAAGATGTGTGAACCCATTCCAATGGAAGAAACCGAAGTTGTAGAACAAATAACAGAGGTAAATACTGCCGTTGTAAGAACTATGGGAGCAATTCCTGTTTATTCTGAACCTACATTTAGTGTAGGATAAATTCTTTATTTACTTTCTTCAATTTCAACAACCAAAGGAGAATCACCCTTTAAAACTCTATGCCAAACAAATTTTGGAATCCAAAGTTCTTGTCCATTTAACAATTTGTTTGGCATAGAATTATCGATTTGAAATTGCCAGTTGCCTCCCTCTATGATTTTAACTTTTCTGTCTTTTAAATCTTGATGCCATTTAAGTTCTTCGTTTTCCACGTCGGGTAAGAAGGTTCTCAAGATTTTTCCATTTTCAATAATCTGATGATAAGGTTTCATTATTAAAAAGAGGTCTTTGGTTCCAATGTACTTTTACTTTATTATTTATTGAAAAAATTTTGAGAAAATTGACGATATCTTTTTGTACTCTGTCCATCATCATTATTGTATGTGGTTTTAAACCGGCACCTTTTTTTACCGAAGGTTCAGAATCTAAAAATACATGAATAATTTGACTATCATAACTTCCTTTCAGTATATCATATAAATCAAACTGCATGGGTTTGAGACCTTTTTCATCTCTTTGTGAATTAACATTAGGTTCTATTACAGTTTTCAGATAACCTTGGAGATATTGCTTGATTAAATCTTTATCCATCTACCAAGAATTTGACGAAGATAACCCTAATTGTTTGGCATATCTACCAACATTACACGACCAATACCCTGCGGTTGTTCTGTCTTTCTTTTGGTCACATTTGTGTCTCGCTCTAAAGGACTTTGCCGCACCTTTATTTTTATTTCTGATTTTTAAATTAGGGTCACCAAAAGTCACTTTTTTTACACCACCATTTTTACTTTTTACATAAACCGCAAACTTTTTCGGTCCGCCGGGTGTTCTAAATGGTTTACCTAATTTAACATTTTTACCTCTATGTTTTGCCTCTTCCAACACTTCTTCGTTTTCAATCTCAAACGGAGCATCCAAATAAACTATTTCTTCACCAATTTTTACTCTTTTACCCAAATCAGATTCTACCATCAAAGTATCCTCTTCATTCAACTTAATTAATCCATCTTCCCATAATTCTCTAACTTCATTTACCAAGTCGAAGTAACTTTCGGAATAAGCCCTGAATATGTTGTTTGTTAATGTAAGACCATTATCAATATGATATTGTAATGATTCCGAAACCATTGCTCTGCCCTTGAGAATTAAAGATTTATCTAATTGTTCATCTAAGGCTTCCTTTATCAGTTTTTTTAAATCAGTCATGAGTTATAGATTTTATATATAAATATTTTAATTTTAGGGTATGAGAATGATTTTAATTTTTTTAATAATAATATCAAGAGTTTACATCGGGATAAATGTAGTTTCATGGGCATATCTTGAAATAAGAAACCCGTCACTTCATTCCATTTCTGAAATTGAATTTTTTTTGGTTTTAATTTTACTTGATATATGGGTAACCCAATCCGATACGAATGTGGATGTTAGAATAGATAAAGAATAGATTAAGACGGTCTCAAAACTGCAACCACTTCAGGGTATTCTACATCTAAAGCTTTTTCATTCTTACCTTCGTAAGGGATATTTTGTAGAATATATCTAATCGAATTTAAACCTGATATTCTTTTGTCTTGAGAATCAATTACAACCCAAGGGTTATTCAAAGTTGAGGTTTTATCGAAAAGTTTTTCTTTAAACTCTGTAAATCTATCCCACAAATCTTGCATTTTGGCATCATTCGGAGAATACTTCCAGTATTTTAGTGGTGACTTTTGTCTAATATCAAATCTTCTTTTTTGTGTGTCTTTTTCAATTGAAAACCACAATTTGAAAAGGTAGTCACCATCTTTTACCAAATCGTTTTCAAAATCTTCAACATTTTCCATAAAATCCTCATATTCCTCAGGAGAGCCATATCCCATAACAGGTTCTACCAATCCTCTATTATACCAACTTCTATCGAAAAGATTAATCATTCCTGGTTTGATTTCTCTTCTGTATCTATTCCACCAATCTTTTCTGTCTTCAGAAGTTGGAATACCAAGTGCAACTACATTGTAGTATCGAGGGTTTAGGTTTTCAGTAAATTTTTTAATTGTCGACCCTTTTCCTGCGGAATCTCTTCCTTCAAATACAATAATCACAGTTTTACCAGTTTTCTTTAACCATTCTTGTAATTTCAAAAGTTCTATCTGTAGTTCGTAAAGTTCTTTTTTGAATACCTTCTTTGGTAATATAGATGGTTCTTCTATTTCAAAGTCATAATCTTCACTTTCAGGTTCAACTCCATACCCACTTCTTTCTCGATATTTTAAAGAAGTTAATATTTTTCCTAAATAATCCTCAACATTTTTCTTCTTATCCCCCTTTTTTAATAGGACTTTTCTAAGACCTCTATTCATAAGGTCAAAATCAATTATTTGGTTATTGGCATAATCAGAAATATCAGAGAGCATTTTCTCTATTTTATTTCCATAAATTTTCAAAAACTGAAGTGTTTCAACAACACCTTTCAAATTTACGTTCATTTTATATCCGGCATTAGAATTCGAGTCCTCTTTTAGAATACCCATTACCGACTTAATTCTATCTAATTCATTTAACAAACTCATCAATTGATAATTTAACTATAAATACTCATCAAGTATAACTTTTTACACTATTTATCTATACCAAGATACTA